GAGCAGATTCCATGCCTTTTACAGAAATAATATATTCCATAGAAAATGAGTTTTATTCCAGAGAATACCCCATTCATAGCTTTGCCGACAGCATTAAAAGGCAAAGTAACACCATATCAACTAACTGTTATATGGGTTTTGCAATCTTACTATCCAAACATTTGGCCTAGTTATGCAACAATCGCCAAAGATTCCAAGATGTCCAGATCAAGTGTTATCAGGACTGTTAATGAATTAGTAGAGCTTGGGCTACTACAAAAACAATATAGGATTGATGAGTTTAATCAAAAGACAAACTGTTATAGAGTCAGTATTTGGCAACAATGCAAGGCACTACCAGTCCCAGACTTAGCTATTTCTGGGCGGTATCTCACAGGAACTGGGGGTAGTGTCACACAGACACTAGGGGGGTGTCAGACAGATACTGGGGTGGTGTCAGAGGTACACCCTAAGAAAAACAATATAACTAAAACAAATAACTATAAAAATAAAAGCTTTGAACCTTTCTGGAAAGCTTATCTGGCAATACCAAAAGATATGAGGTCTTTGTCACAATCGAAAAGCGAAACATACAAGCAATTTATGAAATTAGATGCCAAGACAAGGGACAAACTAAAAGACTGCCTTGAAGCTGATTTAAGAGCCAGAACAAGATCATTAAAACAGGATAAGTTCACGCCAATGTTTCCTGATGCTTGCCGCTATATTAGCAAAGGACAATATGAACAATATATGTTGACAGTCTCTAATAAAAAAACTACATTAGGAAAACCCAAACAAAACACACCCTTTTAACACCCCATGAAGAATTACAAGCGGTCTGCTGTTGATCGAGAAGTTACTTTCAACGCACCTAAATACACTTGTTATGCTTGCAATGATACAGGTATTATCAACAATTCAGACAAGCTAATTAACAGTCACTTGCCAGACTATGACATTGATGACAAGGGAAGGCGGTTCTCAGGTCAGGATTTAGCTCTGATATGTTACTGCAATGCAGCTAATCCACAATATGACATAGATGGTCAGATAATCTCTCATGGATACAGAGATTCAGATGGTCACATAAGAAACAACATTGGTGTAGATATTCCTATCGACATTGTTCGAGATATACACAACATGAGAAAGGAAAGCTGGACTAAAACAGAAAAGCTGATGAACAAACTTATACAAAAAAATATAAAAAACCAAAAAGCAACACTTCCACCAGAAGTTCAAAAAGTAAAAGACCAACTTGCAAACTTTACTATCAAATCATTATGACTACTAAAAAATTAAACGAAAATCAAATTGAATACTTTTGGAATCCTGATTTTGTAGATGAGTTCCTTGAGTGGTTTTATGAAGATGGTGATGCTAACCCCTTTATCCTTGATAATTATGATGCTTGGGAACCTCATAACAAAGATGAAGCACCTTTTATCGAATTTAAGTTTTACAGGCCAGATGGTAAAAAAAGCGTAGTGACAATTTACAATAAAAAGATTTTTGATATTTATGAGGAGGATAATTTTCAAGAAATTTTAGAATCTATTGATTCTCAACATAAAGAAATAACTTACATAATTGAAGATGAATTACAACTTGAGCCATGTAGTTGGTATCAGAGTGTTTTTAAGAAAGTGGGTGGCGTTGGTTATGAAGAACTTTTTACAGATTTAGAAACATTAAAACAAATACCAACTGATGAATTACCCAAAGCTGTTAAGAAAAACTGTCAAAAAAGAGCTAAAAAACTAGAAGAATTAGTTATTGAACACCTTACTGATGGCTCTAAAGTCTCTGGCTGGGATCGTCTTATAAGTGATTCAATTGAATATGGTGTGCCTTTTTATCCATATATGTTTGATCTTTTACCAGAGCTAGGCAAGGCTGCTGATAGATTTAAAAAAGATCCAAGCTATTATGAAAAAGTAAAGGAAATTACTGATAGAGAAGCTTGTGAGGCTTTTAAAAAAATTAAATGAAAAATAAAGACTTTGATACCTTCAACAATGACCGCATCAATGCACTCAGAAAAAGGATTGATGAACTGATATTTCTTAAAACAAGCTGGGAAAATCAAGCAAAGGAGAAACAAAAACCATGATTAATTTAATACAAGGAGATTGCTTTGAAGAAATGCCTAAATTAAAATCTCAAAGTGTAAATATGGTTTTAACATCACCACCTTACAATAGAAAAAGAAACGACAAATATAATGATCATACTGATATAGAAAGTGATTATTTATTGTTTTTGCAAAAAACTATTGATGAGTCTTTAAGAATATGTAAGGGAAATGTTTTTTTAAATATTCAAAAAAATACTTATAATATGAAAGATGTTCATAAGATTATTGGTTTATATGCTGAAAAAATTATAGAAATCATAATTTGGGAAAAAATAAACCCAATGCCTAATCCATATTTGATAAATTCTTATGAATACATTATTGTTTTATCAGAAAATAATAAATCTTTAAAATCTAATACTACTTATACTTTAAATCACTTTAAAACTCCAGTTTATTCTGCTAATCCTTATCAAGAAATACATAGGGCTGTAATGCACCCTTATGCTTGTGGTTTTTTAATAGATAATTTTAGTAAAGAAAATGAAATAATTTTAGACCCATTTATGGGAGTAGGAACTACAGGAGTGGTTGCAACAAAAAAAAATAGATCATTTATTGGAATTGAGTTAAATGAAATTTATTATAAAATTTGTAAAAATGAAATAAAATCATTTTCACAAAACGATTGCAAAAAATATAATCATAATTATTACAAAAGTATTCAAGGCTATTTATTTTAAATAAATCGACAAAAACTAACGATTGACGCTACATTTAGAATAATAAAAACCATAATCCCATAGTGGCTAACGGCAGAACTAGCAAGAACGAACATGAGTTCAGAGTGAACAAAGTGGCTAGGCTTATGTCTGTTGGTACTGTTAGATCAGATATACTGCAATTTGCTACAACTGAGTGGGGTGTTACACAAAGGACTGTTGATAGCTATATATCAGATGCCAGAGAGATTCTTAAGCAAGATTTTGATATTGACCGCAGACAATTTACTGCGGAAGTTTTGGCTCAGTACGCATCACTGGCAAAAGAGGCTAGGAAATCAGGGCAGTTAACAGTAGCTTTAGGCTGTATAAACTCAATGGCAAAGGTCGGTCAGGTGATGTCTTGAGCATACTGAACAGAGAAGGATCTGTATTAGATCACATAGGCAGTCACTACGTTGATATTGATACTGATGATTTATTAGATAGGATCAGGGCTGACTTACACCCACCGCAGCAACAGTTCTTTGATAACCAGAATGAGATAGTAGGGCTTAGTGCAGGTTATGGTGCTGGTAAGACAAGAGCTTTGTGCAGTATGGCAGTTAAGCTGGCAGCTATGAATATTGGATTTATTGGTGCTGTTATGGAACCAACTGCCCCATTGATAAGAGACATTTGGCAAACAGACTTTGAGTTGTTTCTTGAGCAATATGAAATACCTTATACATTCAGAGCTAGTCCGCTTCCAGAATATACTTTGCACTTCAAAGAAGGTGACAGCAAGCTATTATGCCGCAGCTTTGAAAACTGGTCGAGGATTATAGGTTTAAATTTATCGCACGTACTTGTTGATGAAATAGACGTTGTTTCACCTACTATTGCTGATAAAGCTTTCCCAAAGATACTGGGACGACTTAGGGCTGGTAATGTTCGCCAGTTTTGTGCAGCCAGTACACCAGAGGGATTTAGGTGGCTATACAACACCTTTGGTACAGATGAAGCAAAGGAGAGAACTGACAGGCAGCTAATCAAAATGAGGACTCAGGATAATCCACATTTGCCAAGTGATTTTATTGAACGTATGCAAAGCAACTACGATCCATCAATGCTACAGGCGTATTTAAATGGGGAATTTATCAACCTCACCACAGGCCAAGTCTATGATCGTTTTACCAGAGAAAACAATGTGACCAATATCAAACCAGAGATAGGACTAGAGCCATTAAGAGTTGGCATGGACTTTAACATAGGAAACATGAACGCAGTAATCGGTATTGTCCAAAATCAAAAATTGTTAATATTTGATGAGATTAGTGGCAGTCACGATACAGATAGCATTGCCCAAGAGATCAAAGCCAGATACCCTATGAATAAGATTTACATATACCCAGATGCAAGCGGAGGCAACAGAAGTA